GCGGCCCGCACCAAAGGCGAACCGGCCCTCGGGTCGGGCGCGATTTACCCTATTGCGGAATCCGATGTGATCGTGCCGACCGCGCCCATTCCCGACGAATGGCCCAAGGCGTACGGCATGGACGTGGGATGGAACCGCACGGCGGTGGTGTGGGGCGCCATCAATCCGGCATCGGGCGTCGTGACGCTGTACGATGAGCATTACCAGGCCCAAGGCGAACCCGCGAGTCATGCCGCCGCGGTGAGAGCCAGAGGCGACTGGATGCGCGGCGTCATTGACCCCGCCAGCTTGGGCAGCAGTCAGATCGATGGCCGGCAGTTGATGGAGGTGTATGCCAAGATGGGCCTGCACCTGGATCCGGCGGTCAATGCCGTCGAGGCGGGGCTGACCGAAGTGTGGAACCTGCTGGTGTCCGGGCGACTGAAAGTGCAGGCGCATTTGCACAATTGGCGCTCGGAATTCCGCAAGTACCACCGGGATGACAAAGGCCGCATCGTGAAAGCCCACGACCACTTGATGGATGCCACCCGGTATCTCATTGTGTCGGGGCGGGCGCAGATGCGTCTGCCAAAGGTGCTAGACTATACGCCGCAGCCCATCTTTTCGGGCGGGGCGGAGACCAACGGCGGGTGGCTGAGTAGCTAAGGACGCGCATGAGCGAACGGAATGACACGGCAGTCCTGAACGAAGCGCGGCAACGGTTCACGCACACGGTTGACCTGCTGAATGACCAGATGAAGCGGGAACTGGACGATCTCAAATTTGAGTTCGACCCGTGGCCGGAAGAAGTCAAAAAGCAGCGCGGTGGCGTCACCATCAACGGCGTGCCGGTCCCGCCCAGGCCGATGCTGACCATTCCCACGCTGGACCAGCCGGTACAACTGCTCATCAACCAGCAGAAAGCCTCGCATCTGGGCGTGCAGATTCACCCGGTCAGTGAAGACGCTTCGGATGCCACCGCCGAAGTCATTCAAGACCTCTATCGCGACATCGAAACCAAGTCCCGCGCCTCGCTGGCCCGAGACTGGGCCTTTGAGCGGGCGGTCAAATGCGGACGGGGCGCGTACCGCATCGATAAGGTGTGGGCGGACGAAGACACGGATGGCCCCGGACTGGCCGACCAGAAGATTGTCATCACCCGCATTTTGAACCAGGGCGCGGTGTACTTTGACCCGATGGCGCAACAGCCCGACTTTTCCGACATGCAGTACTGCTTTGTCGGCGGGTTCATGCCGTTCTCGCAATTCAAGCGCGAATTTCCTGACTCTAAGGTGGCGTCCTACGACGACCAAGAGTTTTCAAGCTTGGGCGATTCGTTTCAGCGGTGGATTGCCAGCGACGACGAGAATGAACGGTCGGTGCGCGTCATGGAATACTGGCGCGTGGTGCAGCAATCGCGCACCAAATGCCTGTATCGCACGCCGGATGGGCGCGAAGTCACGGGCTGGAAGGATGAACTCGGCGACAACGTGGACATCGTGTTCGAACGCGAGGTGGCCGAGCGCACAGTCGAGTGGTTCAAGCTCAACGGCATGGAAATCCTCGACCGGCAGGACTGGGATGGGCAATATATCCCGATTGTGCCGGTCATTGGGCGCGAAGCGAACATCGACGGGTTGCGCCGATGGACGGGTGTCATCTCGCCGGCCAAAGATGCGGCGCGATTGTTCAATTACGGCGTGTCGTCAGCCGTGGAAACCGCCGCCTTGGCTCCACGCCAGCCGTGGTTGATTGCGGAAGGGCAAGAAGAGGGGCATGAGCAGGAATTCCTGCAATCCTCGACGCGCAACTTCCCGTATCTGCGCTACAAGCCCACCACCCTGAACGGTCAGCCGGTGGCCCCGCCGCAACGCATTGCCGCCAGCGCCGATATTTCCTCGGCCATCGCCATTATTCACGAAGCCCGTGACTACGTGCATTCCGCCACGTTTGCCTTTGAGCCGACACTGGGCCAAGTGTCCAGCCAACGGTCGGGCAAAGCGGTGCTGGCGCTGCAACAGCAGTCGGATGTTGGCAATAGCAACTACCTCGACAACCTGACGCAGATTTCGATGACGTATGAGGCCAAGGTCATTCTGGACCTGATTCCTCGCGTCTACGACCGACCGGGTCGTGTCGTGCAGATTCGCGGCAAGGACGATGTCACGGCGCAGGTCATGCTGAATCAGCCGTATGTGGAGCATCCCACGACGGGGCGTCCCATGCCGGTGCCGCCGCAGATGCCCGTGTCGGCCATGATGCCGCCCGGGATGCCCGGTCAGATGCCGCCCGGTGCGCCGCCTTTGCCGGGTGGGCCGATGCCGATGCCCGCGCCAAAGCCGGTGATGAAGCATTACGACCTCAATAAGGGTCGGTATGCGGTCACGGTGACGGTGGGCAAGTCGTACCAGACGCGCTTGCAGGCCGGCAGCGACCAACTGGGGCAATTGATGCAGTCGGACCCAGCGTTGGTGCCGATTCTGTCCTACTACTGGGCCAAGTTCCAGGATTGGCCGGGTCATGAAGAAGTGGCGGAAGACCTCAAGAAGATGCGTCCGCCGCAATTGCAGGGCGGGGATGACCAATCGCCGCAAGCGTTGCAGCAGCAACTCGCGCAGCAGGCACAGATGCTGTCCGCCGTCGGGTCGCAACTGCAAGACGCCATGCAGAAGCTCCAGACCGACGCCGTCAAGCAGCAGGCCATGCTGGAAAAGGCGCGGCTGGACAACGAGACGCGGCTGCAAGAAGCCAAACTGGCCGCCGAGAAAGACATTGAAGTCCAACGCCTGCGGAACGAGGCGCAACTGGCGGCGGTCGAACTGCAAGCCACGCTGAAACTGAAGCAAGTCGAGGCGCAACTAACGGCAGAAGCGCAGACGTTGGTGCAGCAATCGCATGACGCGGCGATGGACCGGCAGCACGACCTGAACGCGCACCATCTGGACGCGATGCACGAGTCAGACACGCAGATGCGGGAACACGCGCATCAACGCACGATGCCCACGCCCGCACGGGAGGACCGCGATGCCGGCCACGAGTAAAGCGCAACAGCGGGTGATGGCCGCGGCGGCGCACGGCGCATCGTTCAAGAAAGCCGAAGATTTGCGGCAATCGATGTCGCTGAAGCAATTGAAGGAATTTGCGGAGACGCCGACCAAGAAATTGCCAGAGCGCAAGCCGGATGTGAAAGACAAGTCGGACGGCGTGAAGCATCAACCGGCGACGAAAACGAGCGCGGGGCGGAAGCCTGGAGGCACCCGTCCGCACAACAATCTCGGCACGTATCTGCATCCAAAGAAAGCACGCTAAGGGGACCGTATGGCTGATGTGACGGTACAGGACGGCGATTTCATCGTGACGTCCACGGGAGAAACGGAAGAATCAGTGCGGGAGGCCTTGGCCGACCCGACACCGGAACCGGAGGCTACTGAGGCCGCACCTGCGGGCACGGATGCGCCGTCTACGGCCCCCGAGGCCGAGAAGCCTGCTGACCCGAAGCCCAAGCGCGGCGCAGACGCCCGCAAGCAGTCGATTCAGGCCGAAATTGACGAATTGACCGCCAAGCGGCATGAAGCGCGTCGCGCCATGGAAGCCGAAACGGCGGAATTGCAGCGGCTGCGCGAGGAATTGACCAAGCAGCAGCGCCAGGCCGTGCCGACAGCCGGAGACGGAACCGATCCAGAACCGACGCTGGATGCGTTTGAGACCTACGATGCGTTTGTCCGCGCCCAGGCGCAATGGGCGGCGCGGCAGGTCATCAAGGAAACGCGGCAGCAGGACTTGCAGCGGCAAGCCGCAGACTTGGCCCTGCGCGAACAAGACCAACGGGTGCGGCACTGGCAGCAGCAATGGCGAGAGGCGCAAGCGTCGGACCCGACGTTTGAAACGTCTATTCGGCCCGAACTGCTGGACTTGAAACCGTGGAGCGCCTTGACGCCCGACGAACGCAAAAGCGCAACCGTGTATAATGCGATTGCGGAAGAAGTCCTGCGGGCAGACAACGGGCCGCGCCTGTTGCAATATCTGTCCGAACACTTCGATACCGAATTTCAGCGCCTCGCCTCGCTGCAATCACCGGATGACCTCCGGTGGTCAATGGCGAAACTGCAAGGTCGGCTTGATGCTGCTTCTTCCATCGGCCCAGCATCGACGCCGCGTCCTATTAGTAGCGCAAAGCCTCCTATTAAGCCGATGGGGAGTGCGCCTAGCGCCGGCGACGACAACGAGTTGTCGGACGATTTGCCCATTGAGGAATACATCCGGCGGGCCAATCACCGCGACCGTGTGCAACGAGCCGGCAGGTAACGAGGCATGGCAAATACACTGGCAACCCCGACGTGGGTTACGAAGGAAGTGGCGCGAGGCTACATCAACGCGCTGAAGTTCGCCGCGAACGTCAATCGGTCGTATGACGACCAGTACGAGCAGGCCGGCGCGAAGGTGGGCAACACGGTCAATGCGCGTCTGCCTCAGCGTTTTGCGGTCACCGACGGTCAGGGTCTGCAAATGCAGGCGCTCTACGACCAGACGGTGCCGATTACGCTGACCAACCAGAAGAACGTCGCGTTTGGCTACTCGTCGGCCCAGGCGACGACGGAGCTGGACAACATCCGTGAACGCTACGTCAGCCCGGCGGCGGAATCGCTGGCCAACGCCGTTGATGTGCTCGGGTTCAACACCGTGGTCCGCGACATCTACTCGTCGGT